CCCCGAAGGCCACTTGTTCGTTACCGGGATGAATCCCGTCGAAGTGTTAGACCGTGCCGCAACTTTCGAGCCTGCCAGTCACATGATTGATTATGACCTTGGAAACTTCAATTTTATCTTCACAGAATCTGAGTCAGAGTCTTATTCGACTCCGATTGCCGTTACTGAATCCTGGTTGAGAACCTCCAGTGTGTGCGCCTCAAATGGCCGCGTATACCATGTGGTGCTCCTAGAATACAAACTCGGGCATTGTTTATGGCACATCTTCTGTGGAGACGCAACTGAGCAGGATACTCGCACCTTTTCCACGGGCTCATTCATTCAGCTTCCTGCCAGCATCACGGGAACACTGTCCGGAGAGTACCTTCCGGCCAAAGTGCTTACTGGCATCCTTGACTTTGTTAACCGCACCCCCGACTTGTCCGGACGAAATTTGGCTGCCAAAGTCACTCAGCTGGCAAATGGCATAAATCCGCGAACCACCGCCAGGGAGCGTTGGATAGCTGTACACATTGCACAACAGCTCTCGCCAACCAAAACTTGGGCCTGGTGGGCCAAGCACATTCTTTGGAGCACTCTTTACGCTCTCTCTTTTCAATGGCAGATGCTAAAACCGCAGCCTGACATCTACGGATACATTGATGAGAGGAAACGATACCGAGTCATCCACCCCACCCCAGGTGGCGGTTGGTCCAAGTCAGTGGCTCCCACTTACGTCAAACGATCAATTCCCAACAGTCCAAGTGCACTTCAGCGACTCTCTGCATTTACCGGCTCCGTTTTCACCTTCCTGGTACCGAAGATCGTCATCGGTGAAGTCATAAGTCAAGTGTTCTTAAAACTGCCGCTGTATTCCGTGTTCAAACACCTCATTCAATGGGCAGATGTCAAACCTCTCAGGCTTGTACTTACAGCCGCGATTATTTGCGTTACCGCCGTTTTGCCTGGCCACCTAGTGAAAATTTTTTCTAGGTTGGCCGGCCATTTCTGGCGACAGCTTTGGTTCCCAGGCTGGGTTCACGGCCTGTTCGAGCGCATCATCACGGAAATCACAGGGGCTCCTGGCCACACCTTACTTGCATTACTACCAGGCAGGGGTTGGTCCTGGCAACTCTATATTTGGATGCTGGGTGCACACACGGTCTTGCCTGGTCTGATACCTCCGATCGCAATTCCGTGGATAGCATGGCACACCGGCTGGTTTCTCTGGACAATTCTTGCACTTTCTGCCGTTGCCTTCGAAAACCTTCTGGTCTATTCTCATGACTGGACTGAGGCACCTGACGTGGTTTTCCCTCGCTACCATTGTTCCTTGATAACCGGCTACATTGGTGACATTGAGCAGTCCTCAATGGCTGACTACGGCTGGGCCCTGGCATTTTGGAACGATGTTAACTCTTGTTCCTGGCTACTCTACAGCGGCATTCTACGCGCTTTGTCAGTTGCCTTTGGCCTCATGACTATTCACCAGCGCAATACCGGCAACTGCTTGAGACTTCCGATGCTACCAGCCATTCCAAGAGCCACAGTCACCAGTCCAGTCCGGCGAAACGTTGACATTCCGATGCCGCCCGTGCAAATACAGCCTTCCAACATCCCTGGGGCACCACCCGGTGTGGCACTTGCAGTTGACCCGGCAGGCTTGTTATTCCGAGACTGGCTCGCCATGGTTGAACGTGCTTACCAAGCCAACCCGCGGGCGTACCCACAGCTCACTCCGGGCCAGGCTTGTTTTTGGGATTGCGTAGCCCACTACGGCGGCACCGCACACATGTGGTATTCCTGGTACATGGCGTTCATGTCTAAAACACCTGACCCAACAAACCCAGTGGTAGGCAATGTCACTGTGCCGGAAATGCAGGTCTTCTGTGCTGCATCAAAGTTTGGGCTCAATCTCGTAGGAAAGCTAGAACAGCTTCCGCATCCTTCAGGCAATGATTGGCCAACCATGCATTTGAGGATAGAGCGGTCTCTTGTCGGCTGGGGCTACCATGTGACTATTGCTTCCCCTGATGTGAGCACACTTCCCGTGAGCGCGTTCGCACGCATTCTGAAGACCATAAGAATTGACCATCCTCAATGGGAGGCGCAATTCATCCGGGACTTTAATGCCTCCCCCGCCGATGCACTACCCACCCCTACTTCCGACGCGCTTGCCATTGCCGGCATCCACC